CAACAGCAACGAGCGTGCCCGGCGGCACGTAGTTCGTGAAGAAGGATGCGATGTCATCGAGGTTTGGCTCCGTCCATATGGCACAAGGGGGTCTCACAACGCGGTCTGTCTGTGACTCGCGCACAGCCTTCGACAGGTCCGCCACCGTTGTCGCACGGTTCGTGGGTTGTCGAAGAATGGCAGAAGGATGATAGCATACAAGCAGTTTGAAACCAGCGACACAGTGAGTGCTGGTGATAGTTGTTCCACGGTACTTGCGAACCCCTGTGTGACCAGTGAGAGCCCAAAGGGCAGCGTTACCGAGGCAAATAATAAGATTTGGATCCAGAGACAGGATCTCATCACCCAGCCGGTCGAGTTCAGCTTGATACCGACGTAGAGCATACTTACCCGGAAGCAAGGCGGCATAATCCGGGATCCCCTCCTGGCGACTTCCGCAGAGTGTTTCCAGCCGGTTACCAGGGGGGTGAAGATTGAATACATTTGTGCGATGTATTTGCTGGGCATGGTTCTTCCAAACAAGGTTGACGTGACGGCTGTCGCCGGTGCGCCAGTACAAGTTCAGGCTGTGCCTGTCGCTGTTGGTATACTTGATCACCTCGGCGTGGGCTAGCATATGCAGCAGCTCCACGCCGCTGGCCCCGACGAAGCCGACGCGGAGCTTCGCCTCGGCTTCGCCCCAGGCTTCGCCGATCAGGAGGATCGGCTTAGCCACGGTTCAACCTCGCTATTAGCTGAAAGACTACACCAACGAGAGGATCGGAGGCCATGCGATACACCTCGCCACCGCGGCAGAAGATGTAGACGTGGTCTTGGAACTGGCACGCAGCTACGATCTCTATAGACATCACAGTTTCCCCCGTAGTCTATTAATCTCATCTTCGATATACCACTGGGCCTTCTTGAGGTTCTCGACGGGGTCGCCTTTGTCGAGGTAACGCCAGAGGTATTTGATGGCGTTGCCGGCGTTGAAGTTCATATGTCGAGCGATCTCAATACACTCAACGCCGCTGGGGTGGCGCCGATAGTGACTCGGGTTGATTGGATCCTCAGGCAACGGCGGATTGTCCTGGGGTCCCGGTGGAAGACTGTTGCCAGGAAGTAAATTGACCGCCCCGCCTTTCTTGCCGTACGTATCAGGGCCCGGTCCAGAGGCGTCAGCGGCGTCTTTACGGAGCGTGGCGATTTCTTGCTCGAAGCCTTCGAAGGTTGTGACATCTAGGGGCTCTGTCATGGGTGGGGCGATCTTCTGCTTGAGGTTCATGGGCATCTCCATGGGGTGGGAAAGAAGACCGGGGCATTTGCGCCCCGGCCAGTCAGGGAGGACTCGTTAGTCAGCTTGCACGCGGGCGTACTTCACCACCTCAGCGCGGAAGCCATCCCGGCCTTGCTGGGGCTTGTGCTTCACGAAGGCGATCACCTCGGTGTTGGGGGCTTCCTCGATCATGCCCATCACCGACTTGCCGTCGGCTTCGATGCCGCATTTCTCTAGGAACTCCCGGAGCATTGCCACGGTGACTTCTTCCTTGTCTGGATCCTGCGAGATCCAGAACGTCACCTTTAGTGATTTGCCCTCGAAGCCTCCGAACTCTTTGAGTTCATCATCGTCCACGTCGTCCATTGCCCCGATCATGTTCAAGGTGAACTTGTATCCTGGGGTCTTCTTCTCAGAGCTCTCAACCTCCTCCGGGAGGCCAGCGACGACGCAATGGTAGCCGCCTTCCGGCGCCGGCGGGGGGAAGTTGAAGTCAGTCGCGGGGCGGTTGAGGATGTCTGTAAGGTTTGCCATTGTTTGGGTTTCCTGTTTGGGTGTTTGGGTTTCATGTTGTCTTGGTGGGGGTAGGCTAGAACTTGATATCGTCGTCCTCCGCCAGAGTGATCCGCTTTGGTTGGAAGACAGCTCGGTTCAGGGCCATGAAGCCCTGCTCGATGTGGGTCTTGGCGATGTGGAGCCAGCGGGGGTCACATCCGGCGTGGTCGAAGTGATCGTCAATGACACGAAGCACTCGCTCTTCGAGGTACTTGTTGGCATTGACGCGTTGCACAGATGCGGCTATTTGTTCCCCATAGCCGTGCACAGGTGTGGTGTGCATTACACTCTCCTTAACGTCAGGCTCTTGGGCTTGGTCGCTGATGCTACGGGAGCCTGGGGCCGCAGGGCAGCGAAGATCTTGGCGAGGCCGTCGTCGGCGGATACGTCTTCATCAAGACTAGTCGGGGGGAAGGCTAGATCAATCATAGCGGTGGATCTGAGCTGGAAGGTGCGCTTCCCGGCCTTGTTAACGAGACGAATGTAGGTCGGGAAGTACTGGGGGATCTTCGGTGAGAGCTTCTGTCCAACGCCCTGCGGGAAGATCTTCGTGGTCTTGTCCGGGAGGTCCATGTACTGGCCGTGGCAGATCACGATGACATTGGTGCGGAAGGTGTCCGACGTCAGGTGTGCCAGCGCCGACTCGACGGCGTCCTGGGCGTCGCCGTAGACAGCACGGCCATCCTTCTCGCCGCTACGCCCTGCGGGGGCAATCATGTCACGGAAGTCATAGGCGGCGTCACAAAAGCGGGACAGAGAGTCAAGGATCAGTATCCTTCCTGGCCCCCACTCGTCAGGGCGGCCGAAGTCACCCTCGGCGTCTTTCCATTCGTCGATCATGCTGACGGCTTTGGTGAAGGCCTTCGGCGTGCCTTCGATGACCATCCCGCCCTTGGTGGCCTTACGGCGGTCACGGAGGGTGGTGAAGTGGACGTTGCCGATCTTCTCAGGGCAGCGGGCAAGGACGGCGTGCTTCAGCGGATCGAGGAGATTGTCCATGTCGATGATGAAGAGTTCGTAGTCGGCCTCGACGAGGCTGGCGAGGGCGGTGGTCTTGCCAGACTTGGCGTCGCCGAGGAGGAGGACTTTGGTGAAGTTGTTGGATTGGTGATCGGCTAGACTAGGCATTGCCTACTCCTGGCTTGAGGAAGACTTCGGTGTAGAGGCTGACAACATCGCCCTCGTGGAGGTCGTAGCGGCTGGTGTCACAGGGGATATCGATGGTGGTCGGGGCGCCGTAGTAGGCGCCCAGGGAGATCTTGAACCCCCGGCTGGTGATGTCGGTGATTGGGGCTTTCAGCAGGGGGAGCACGGCACGGATTTGCTTGCGGTTGGTCATTTCCAGAAGCCTCCCATGCCTAGGACGAGGGCGTACCAGAGCACAATCCAGGTGATCTGTCTGCCGTGGATGACGGGGTCCTTCATCGGCTTGCCGTCTTGGAGCCAGCCTCCAATGACGGATATGACCATGGCAGTGAATACCAAGGCCTGTGGCCAGTAGCTCAACGTGGTTTTAAGGGATTCCATCTTTCCTCCAGGGGCTTCTTGTCGAACTCTTCGGCTAGCCAGAACTCACGCACGCTGGGGCTCTTTGAGCAGACGCCACGGAAGCGGCAGCCGCCGTATTTGTCGCAGGACGTGTCGTTCATGGGCCAGTAGTTAGCGAGGGCGTAGCTCTCCGCGGCATCGAGCCAGACGCGGAGTTCTTTCATCCACTCATGCATTTGGTCCTTGGTACGAAGTGTGGTGCCTCGCTCGAAGCGGTTGGGTTCGGTGAGCCTGATCTGGGCCGCCTCGATGATGACGCCCCTGACTAGGGCCTTGTAGACCACGCGGGTGGCGATGGTGTAGAGGGACATTTGATTGTCGGGGGAGAACTTGTCGAAGAAGTAGTTCCCCGGCGTCGTGGTGGTGGTCTTGTGATCGAGGCAGAAGAGGACGTCGCCGTATTCGACGATGCGATCGAGGTGGCCGCAGAGCATGTAGGGTTGCTGATGATAGGAGACGTACCCGTCGGGGTCTTTCACCTCCACCTCGGCCTCAGGGCCATACTCCAGCTCGAACCTGAAGCTCAGCTCCACCGCCGGTTGGCCGTTCTCGAGAATGTAGGTGGTGGCCGGGTCATCTCGAAAGTTGTCGAGATAGTCCACAACCAGTTGAAGCAGTGAATACTTGTTCTTATAGTCCCCTGGTTTGCACGTCCTGTCCACGTCCCACTCACGGATACGCTCAAGAAGTTGCCGAATAGTTGCACGAGCAGCGACCTTGAATGAGGCCCCCGCTGCACGCTGCTTGTCATAAGTGTCGAGAGCTTCATGGTACCATAGGCCGAATTTGAGATGGATGGAGGTGTTCTTGGGTTCCCAGCCTTCGATCATGGTGTATTGGTACATCCGGGGACAGGTCTTGAGCATGCCTAGGCAGGTGCTGTCCCAGGCGAATTGGATGTTCGTGCCGGGGAGGAACGGGTCGAGGGTGGGGTCGGTGGCGGGGGCTGTCATAGGTACCTCACGGCGAGAGGTGGAGCATCGGGAGATGGCTCAACGTGTAGTGGGACGTTGCGGATGCGGCTTGTGGAACAGCCTTCCTTGGCGAAGGCGGCCTCCTCCAGGGCTTGCCACTCCTCGTAAGTGACGGCGATCCTGATCCGAGGGACGATGTCGGGCGGGGCAGCCAGCAGCAGCCGGGTGATCCCGAGGATGATTTCATCGTTGGTCATAGTCCCCTCCGGTTGATGGTCACGGTGGACTTTGGCTTGAGTAGCTTGGCAAGGCCTTCGGTGGGTTGGGCTGTGGAGACCTTGACCTTGCGGGTGCCGGTGGCGCGGTCGGCACGGACGTTGCGGTGGTATTGAATGATGGCATCGAGGTCTTGATCGGTCAGCTCCGCGGGGAGCTTGCTCATGAGGAA